CTCGCAGTCTCGGAGCGTTTCTTGGCATCGACGAGTGACTTCCCGCTGGCGCCGTTTCAGGAATGCACGATCGCAATCGGCGGCGACCCGATACTGACCGGCTATATCGACAACTATCTGCTCGAGATCGAGGCGGATCGCCATGCGGTGCGGATCACCGGGCGCAGCAAGACCGAGGACATCGTCGATTGCACCCCCGACATCACAGGTGGGCAGTTCGCCGGCTACAGGCTGGACGCGATCGCCCGCGCGATCGCCAGCCCGTTCAAGATCGACGTCGTTGTGCAAACCGATGGCGGCGAGCCGTTCCCCGACGCCACGATCGAACGACACGAAACAGGCTTCGCCTTCCTTGAACGGCTATGCCGGCTGCGCTCCATCCTTGCCACGGATGACGAACAAGGCCGGCTCGTGCTGACCAGGGCGGGGAATGATCGGGCACACGATGCGCTGCTGCAGGGGCCGGGCGGTAACGTGCAATGGGCATCGGCGGTGATCTCCGGCGCGCGGCGCTTCAGTCACTACAAGGTCAAGGCGCAACAGACGGTGCATGGCACCAAGTCCCCCGCAGTGAGCTGGCAGGGCGTTGCACCAGCAACGTCAGCCGGAGCCGCGTCGACGGACGAAGGCGAGGAAGATGACTTCGCCGAGGAAGGCGACGCGGTGGCTGGCGATGCACAGATCCCTGTGCAGACCGAGGTGGAAGGCGAGGCCCGCGATCCGGGCGTGCCGCGCTACCGCCCGCACGTGATCATGGCTGAAGGCACGGCCGACGGGCCGACGGCGATGCAGCGCGCGATGTGGCAGGCGAAATACAACGCGGCGCGCGGCACCCTGGCACGCGTCACGGTTCGCTGTGGCGCCTCAACCAATTGGTCGCAGTCCGCATACCGTTCCTATCGCTGGAGATGGAACTGCTGATCGCGGGCGTGAGCTACCAGCTCAACACGCATCGCGGCCGGCACACGGAACTGACGGTCGGACCCGTGGACGGCTACCAGCCGGACCCTGGCCAGGTCCGCAAGCACCGCCAGCGCAGGAATCATCACAACGGGGGCGGCGCCGCTCTCTGGGATGGCGTGGGGCGTGCCGGCTCTGGCGCGGGTTATTCCCTCTGATCCGCAGAGGTCGACTGCCCCCGCGACGGCCGGACAGTCAGCAAACAGGATGGATGATATGAGGTTCCCCGTGGACCGAATATGCCCCGGACCCGCAAACGCATGATGGAAGCCCTGCGCGAGGCGGCGCGCCAGATTGCCGCAGTGGTCGTCACCCGCGGCAAGGTCCGTCGCGCGCGTCTCGGCCCGCAGCGCACTGTGTTGCAGGTGACCGTCCTCAAGGGCGAAGTGAAGGAAGGCGTCGAGCTACTGTTGCCGCCCGGTATGTCGGCCGTGCCACTGGCAGGTGACGCACTGCTGTTCCAGGTCAACGGTCGCCGGGACCATCTGGTCGCCCTGGTCGACGATCCAAGCACGCGCATCGCGGACCTGAAGGCAGGCGAGTTCGGCTTTCGCGACCAGCTGGGACAACAGGTGGTGTTTCGCGCCGACCATCTGGAGATCACCACGCCCCGCAAGGTTGTGCTGACCGCAGGCGGTGACGTAGTCATCAACACTACCGGCAACGTCGTGTTGACGCCCGGAGGCACAATCCAGCTCGGCGGCACCGGCGGACGCAGAATTGTCCTCGACGGTGATCCAGTGACCGGCGGTTCGGTGCGGGCCACCTCCAGCAAAATCCTCGGACAATGACGCAGATCGACATCGCGGTTGCCTGGGATCCCGCGTTGCTGCGCTTCGACTGGCTGTTCGACGGCATCGATCTCGCCTCCACCGAAACGTTGCAAACTGCGGTGATCGTATCGCTCCTGACCGACCGCCTGGCCAATGCAGACGATGACATCCCTGATGGAACGAACGATCGTCGCGGCTGGTGGGCCGACATGCCACTCCCCCTCGCGAATGCACCGCCTGCGCGAGATCTGATCGGCTCGCGCCTGTGGCTCCTGTCGCGCCGCAAGGTGACGGAACAGACCCGTGTCGATGCGATCGCCTACACCAAGAGGCGTTGCAATGGCTGATCGACGATGGCGTCGCGGCCTGCATCGACGTGAACTCATCGTTTCGGCGTGGCACCACGGGCTGGCTCGACATTGCCATCGCAATCGGCCGCACCGACGCCGCGACAGGTCGCACGGCGATCGAGAGCTACGCCCTCGCCTGGTCCGCCACCTTGGGCGTCCCTCTCGCGTGGACCTGACAGATGCCATTCGCGCGCCCTGCCCTGCCCGACCTGATGGCACAGACCGAAGCGCTGTTGCTGGGCGATCTGCCGCAGCTATCGCCTGTGGTGCGTCGTCTGATCCTGCGCGCGATTGCCCGGACGCAGGCGGGCCTGGTCTGGTCGGAACATGGCTATCTGGCCTGGCTGGCTCAGCAGCTGATGCCGGATATGGCAGATGACGACTATCTCTCCCGCTGGGGTCGCATCTTCAACTTGCCTCAAAAGCCCGCGAGCGCCGCAGCCGGCGCAGCAACCTTCATTGGCCTCGCCAATCTGCCGATCCCATCAGCCCTACCATTAATCGCGCCAGACCAGACGACAATGTTCACCACCACGGCCGGCGCGACCATTCCGGCAGGCGGTGCAGTAACGGTGGCGATCGCCGCCGCACAGCCTGGCGCGGTCGCCAATCTCGACCCTGGCGCGTCTCTCACGCTCGGCCAGGCGATCGCGGGGGTATCGCCGGTCGCGACGGTGGCGGCCCTCGGCACCACCGGCGGTGCCGACCAGGAAACCGCCGACGCATGGCGTTCACGCATTTTGTTGCGTATCCGTACACCACCCCAAGGCGGAGCGAGCACCGATTATCTCGCCTGGGCGTTGGCCCAGCCCGGCGTGACACGTGCGTGGGTGTCGCCGCTGGGGCGCGGTCCGGGCACCGTCGATGTCATGTTCGTCATGGATGGAAAATCACCGATCATCCCTGCGCCAGCGGACGTAGCGAACGTCCAGACGGCAATCGACGCCCTACGACCGGTGACCGCAGACTGCCATGTGTTCGCGCCCGCCGGCGATCCGCTGGCTGTCACAATCGTAGACCTTCAGCCCGACACGCCAGCGACGCGTGCGGCGATTGGCGATGCGATCAATGCACTGCTGCTGCGCGATGCCCAACCTGGAGGCACGATCTGGCTGAACCGGCTGACGACAGCCATCAGCGATGCCGGCGGTGTGGAGAGCTTCAATCTCGTTTCGCCCACGGCAAACGTGGTATCGGCGGCCGGTCATTTGCCCGTCTATGGGCCGGTCACGTTCGGCGATGCCTAACCCGTACCTCGCTCTCACATCTGACGACTTCCGACTGGGCACAGGCAACGCCATCCCGCGCGGCCATGCCTGGACCATCGCGCCTGAGACGGTGCAAGGCCACGTGTGGGCCGGCATCGCAGTATCCGTCCACGCACTCCACCGACGCGCAGGCGATCTGTCCGAACACGAGTCCGATCCCGGCCAGGCGATCGAGCTGCTGGCAGATTGGGAACGCGCTTACGGCCTGCCCGACCATTGCTCACCTCTCACCGCGACAATTCAGCAGAGGCAAGCAGCGTTGGTGGCACGCATCGCAAGCCAGGGCGGCCAGTCGATCACCTACTACGTCGCGGTCGCCGCAGCACTCGGCTACACGATCACCATCACCGAGTTTCGTCCGTTTCGTGTCAGCCGCTCGCGCGTCGGCGATCCACTCTGCGGCGATCCCTGGCGCTACACCTGGCGGGTCAACGCACCCAGCGTGACGATGCGTTATTTTCGCGTCGGCAGATCGGCGGTCGGCGAGCCATTGCGATCATGGGGCAACAGCGAACTGGAGTGCCGGCTCGGCACGCTGGCGCCGGCCCACACCGTGCTGCAATTCGCGTACGGCTAGCGGGGCAATCCCCGTCTCATCCGACGACACGGCCGGATCTGATCCGGTCCTCAGCGACGGATCACAGCGATGCATCGGATCGACAATTCAACCACGTTCGCAACCAAGCCAACGCCCCCCAGTCCCGGCACGCCGGGCTACTTTTATCCAGGCGACCCCGTTTCCGAACGCGACGCAACGATCCTCGACTATGCCTGGGCCAACACCGTGCAAGAGGAGATCATCGCCGTTGTCCTCGCTGCAGGCCTGGCGCTCGACCGCACGAATGACGCTCAGCTCCTCGCAGCAATCGGTGCATTGACGGCCGGCCACCGTATCGGCACCCGGCTCTACACGGCGGCAGGCACCGCGACCTACACGCCCACCACTGGTCTGAGATTCATCCGGTATTGGATCGTCGGAGGTGGCGGCGGCGGTGGAGGCGCGGCTGCGACAGCGGCTGGCCTGGATGCAGTGGCCGGTGGTGGCGCGGCTGGCAGCTACGCAATGGGTGAGCTGTCCGCCGCGCAGCTCGGAGCCGGCCAAACCATCACCATCGGCGCTGCCGGCGCGGCGGCCGCGGCAGGCGCCAACACCGGCGGCACCGGTGGCACGTCATCGATCGGTACATTTGCGTCCGCACCCGGCGGCGGCGGTGGCGTCGGATGCGCAGCCACGGCAGCGGGCTTCCTCGTGGGCTTCGGGATGCCCGGATCGGTCGCCGTCGGCGGCTCCATCCTCAATGCACGCGGCCGACAAGGTGACGGCGGCCTGTCG